GCATTAGAGAAGGGAATACAAGGACCATTAAGCACAGAACAGCAAGTTGGACTAGGACTTGAAGCTTCAGTTGCAAATTTGAACAAGAAGATGGCCGACTTAAAAATGGATCCAAGCAAACAAATAGATGAAAAAAAGATCCAACAGGCTTTGGCAGATCCAAAACAATTCAAAGATCTTGTTGCAGACATGCAAAAAATGGAACAGGAAGCCATGACTGCAGAAAAAGCTGCTTCTGATCCTGCGCTACAGCTTCAACAAAAATTGCTAGAATATAACGATACAATCTCAATAGCTGCACAACAAACAGCCGAAAGGGCTGCTGCTAATCTTACTTGGCAAGAAATGGGAATATCAAGTCTTACACAAGCTTTATTGCAAGGAGACGAGCAAACAGGGTTGTTAAGATTAATTGAGAAGAGCATTGGATGGATGTGGGGAATTATTTCGACTTTCCCAACTTTTTTTACAAGTATGATTGGCAAGTTTACGAGTGGTGTTGGAAGCTTGTTTACAAGAGCAGGGCTAGGCGGCGCACTCTCAGGACTTGCGAAAAGAATGCCATATCTTAGTGCAGTGGTTGAAACTGGCACTAGACTCATGTCAGGACAAAAAACTAGTCAAGCTGTAACAGGAGGCGTTGGTGCTGGATTAGGAACTTTTGCCGGTGGGAAAGCTGGTGCTGGCCTTGGTGCTCTTATAGGCACATTCATACTTCCCGGAATAGGCACAGCCATAGGCACTGGAGTAGGTGCCCTAATAGGATCAATTGTTGGTATGTTTGCTGGATCTAAAATTGCAGATGTTGCATACAAGTATTTAGTAGAACCTGTTATAAATAACTTCCCTATCATTTGGGAAAAAGTTACTGGCTTCTTCAGTTGGGCTACAGGGGCTATATTTGATCTTTTGTTTGGTTTTTTATGGAAACCAATTAAGTGGATATTAGATAGTCTTGGACTAACCGACTTGCTTTACAATAACATCTGGAAGCCTATTTCAGATACATTTGTAAGTATTGGAAATGCGGTTTGGGATTGGATAAAACCAATATGGAATGCAATAACCAGCATATTTTCAGATCTATCCTCTTGGTTTGGAGGATGGGGCAAGACTATATGGGACTTCCTTTACAAGGGAGCTAGTGCTGTTGGCCTTGGTTGGCTATTGGGCAAAGGAGATCCTCCCAAGGGGGCCAAGCCTGTTACTGTCCCTACTAATGCCACTGCAATGACAAACCAAGCACAGTCCAGAGCAACCGCTCTTTCTGCAGCTGCTTACACTCCATCGATGGCAGCACCTATGGGTTCTGTTATTGCTGTTCCTGCCGGAATGTCAACAAGCATGGCAGTGCCAGCAACTAGTCCATCTGGAATCATGGCTCCACCACAACGACAAGCTGCTATGGCGACAACAACATCTGGTTCTGCCGGTGACATGGGATCATATCTTGCTTCGATTGCAAAAAGTGGAGAAACAGAGGCCTCTGCTTCTCAGCAGATGATACAGTTGATGCAAAAAATGATTGAAGTTTTGAGTAGTGGTGGAAATGGTGGTGCCAAACCAGCGTATGCTGGAGCTCCCGCACCAAAAAGTGATAATTATTTCAAATTGCCAACAGGTAATTTCAACGAAAGTAGTATCAGAGAAGTAACTAATCTATAATTGGTGAAAAATGGCAAGGGCAACAAGTACAACAGGTAATCTTCTACCAATTAGAGACTGCTACATTCGTGTTGGCGGCAGTGTCGTTTTTATGTATTCTTTGCCTACTATAAGCGATACACACGGAGCCGATTATAGCACAGAAAATGGCATAGGCAGATCTATACCAACTCAAACATTTCAAAATGGTACAACCAGAGCAATAACTTGGAATGTTACTTTTATTTCCGATGGTGAGTCAAAACTAAATCAAAATTTGGCAAATTTAAGATTGTTGCAAAGTTGTACTTATCCGGTTGATTCTCCACAGCAGGCAAGCGTTCCTTTTCTTCCTCCAAAGATTTTAAAAATAAAATGTGGCAAATTGCTTGGAGATTATGAGCTTTGTGTAATTTTGAAAAACATATCTGTCAACTGGCCTGTAGATGTTCCATGGTCAAGTTTTGGATACATCCCATATAAGTTTGATGCTGGACTATCTTTTGAAGTTGTTTACAACTCTGCGGACCTTCCCGGACAATCTAGAATTTTAAAATTAGGATTATAGCATGGCAAATACGATTGACAAAAATGTAAGATTGACTGCTGGTTCATATGTAACATTTACAAGCAGATACAGATCTTCTAATATATTTTTTTATGGTAATGATAGAAAAATAACATTTTCTACATATAAAAAAAGATCTCAAGTAACAAGTGAGACTGATTCGTTTTTGACCATAACAAAAGCTTTTGAATTTAGACCTGATTTGGTGAGTTATAAAGTCTATAGTACTCCAGATTATTGGTGGAAAATACTTGAGTTTAATGGGATGATGGACATTTTTGATTTTAAAAATGGAAAAAACATAAGACTTCCAAGCAACTTCGTATGAGGAAATAATGCCAGTATGTAATATACCGTTTGAAGCACAAAAGTACGCATGTGGTCCTATAGCACAGCCGCTGCCAGCTGCTGTAAAAACTCCTTTTGTAAATTTGATATTTTTCAAAGGGCAAAGACAGATCACCGTTGGCAACAGATCCAGCAATTCATCCAGCATTGCGAATTTGGCAGACATCTCGAGTGTTGGAGCATCTTTTGTAAAATCTTTTACATATTCATTTAGTAATGGTGCTGGTGTTGAAGCGGTTATTATTGATACATCTGGTAGTGATTTTGCAAATTTTCTTAATATCATGCCAAGCAAGGAATGCGATCCTCAAAAAGGCTCATATAGTGTTGTCGCAGTTGAATTCGGTTGGATTTTTCAGGATTGCAACGGAACATATAAAAAATATGGTAGCGTAGAAGCTTCTTATGATGATAGCTTTATAGATGCAACTGGAACAAGAGTCTCCGTTGAAGAAGGAAACTATCTTTGGTTCATGTTGACACAAATTACCGTTTCTGAGTCAAAAGGTGTTTGGGAATATAAATTAAAATTAGAAGGAAGTATGCAGGCATCTGCTCCGTACACAAAAAATTCCAAGGCAGTAGGCACAGATGATCAAAAGGTTCCATTAAAGAATGCTGTTGAACAATCCTTGAGGGAATCTTGCAAAAACTATTTTAACCAAAATTCACAAGAAAGATTTATAGATGAAGCCGAAGTTAAGTTCGTAAGAATTAATAAAAACTATGGAACGAGTGCCAACGGAGGAAATGGCGGTCAAAGGGTCTTGGAAACATTTAAATTCAAAGGATCAGATGGTGGATCAAATGGTCCTAAAAATGTCTGGGCACCAGAACAACAAGACCCAATTTCAGCGACGAGAAAATGGATGAATTCATTTCAAACCGATAGAAATTTAGGAACATATTTTATAAGTGATGTTAGGACAAGAAAGCCCAATCTTTTGATTATGGAAAACCCTAATGATCCATGTATTATTAGCAATGAATGTGTGGGAAATTCTGATAGGCCAAAAAGAGTTTACATAGTTAATGGTGGCCAGTGCTCTCCAGTATTAGATTTTAAACCATCCGTACAACTTACATTTATTGAACCAACAACAAATATTGGTGCTAACGCCACGGGCATGGATACTACCAAGGGCAAGCCAGAAACATCTGTTCCAACAAATGGAAAAGCAACCAAAAATACCAATCAGTGTTATAAAAATGAAATTAATAGGAAGGGCTTGGAAACTGCCATGTCTATTCCCGGATCTAATCTTAATTTTAGAACACCTGCCCAAGCAAACCAGAAAGAATTTAAAAGTATTTGGGCAAACTCAGCCGCCAGTAAATTCTATGAAATTACTGCTCCTGTAGAAGCTGATCTGCAAATAGAGGGAGATCCAAGATATTTAGATGTAGTTTCTTTGCAAGGTCAAACAATTGGTATCATTTATTTGAATCCTTATGGAATAAGAAACAATCTTGGTGATTGTGACTGGGTCGCATATCCAAATGTCAATGAATTTTTCTCTAGAACAAATTATTTGATTCAAAGTATTAGCCATGTCATAGATTCATCCGGGTACAAAACTACATTAAAACTGTCATCTCCAGTTGCAAATCAAAGAAGGTAAAAATGAGCATCAAAAATTTGGAAGCTAGAATAGCCGAGCTTGAAGCAGCATTATCTGGTATGAGCAAAAATATGCTGGATGCATCAAAGACATCTAAAAGACAACAGGTAAGACTTCTCAAACAAAAACAAAGTATTTATGGCATTTATCCAGCCTTGTGTGTTGACACAATAGACATTTACAAGCAAAACAGAATTCGTTATTTTTCACCACAATTACATGACCCTAATAGCTCTTATAAATCCTTGCCATTTGCTTATCCCATTTCAACCATGGGTGGATTTGATGATAGCGGTTTGAATTGGGTTCCTCCTGCTGGCAGCACAGTCATGTTGATGTTTGAGGCTGGCAACAGGTCTGCTGGTTATTATCTTGGCACTACATGGTCTAGAGACAGGGGTGCAGATGGTAGGCCTAAATTTCCCATACCTATTCCAGAGTATGAAAATATTTACAAAGACAAAAGAGATGGATATTTGTGTGGCCCGAACGATGGTTCACAAGTTTTGCCACCATGGAATACTGAGAGCTATAACGGATTCGATATAACTAGCGTACAAGATCTCGAAACATCACCTGCGGCAGCACAAAGAATTACATATCCTAATATTTACGGCTTTAAAACTCCTGAAAAACATATGGTAAAGATGGTTGATGGAGATGCTAAATGTAATAGAAAATGGAAACGACTTGAAATTATGTCTGGCAATGGTAACTGGATGATATTTAAAGACGATCATCTTCACTATGCAGGACAGTGGGCGCATCCAGACTGCGGTTCAAAAAAAGGCGATGTGAGTTGCGTGCCCGGAGTTCCAAACCCAGAGCCTAGAAGTGTTGAAGATGTAACCCTTTTGAGAAACAGGGCTAATGTCAACATTGATGAAGAAACGGTTGATCTTTTCTTGTTTGATACCAATCGAAAAGTAGAGCAACCACCCGGATCTACAGTCTGTGGTGGAGTGACTATAGGTGGCAACTCAGATTACCCCGGTAAGAATTCACAAGTTGGTGCAAATCCTTTTTTTAAACACATGAACGAATGCCGTCCTTACAAAGGGCCACAAACTCCACAAAACAACAAATGTGATTTGCCACAATCTGGAATTCAATTGTTGTCTATATCCGGACATTCATTTGTCATGGATGATAGCGTAAAAGATCCTCAGGGTGGTATGGAATGGTCAAGAAGTACTAAACCATTTGATTTTGGTTGTACAGACATGTATTTGGGTAGAACTTATTGGAAGTCTGCAACTGGCCATACTATTGAAATGAATGATGCTGAAAAAGGCGGCACAACTCAAAAAGTAAGAGGAATTAAAAATGGAATAAAGCTAAAGTCTGCTTTGGGTAATGAAATATTTTTATGTGATGATTCCGAAGGCCCAAAGTGTCCATCACCAGCTACACAGAATCAGGGCATTCTTATAAGAAGCGCCAGCAACAATATAATTCAACTAAGCGATGGTGGAAACAAAAGAGATATACCATGTAGAAAAGAAGGTGGTATTCCGCAATCTAAAGCAAGCACTGCTTATGTCAGCATTAGGACTGGATATGGCATGGGTCTTGATCTTGTTGACATGGGCTCACAAGAGCAAACAAAAAATCAATATGCAAGACTTTTTACACCGCAAAGAGATAATAAAACTCGTGGTCCTCATTACCTTTTGTTTTCTGAAGCAGCCACTGGACCGGGCACTGTACAATTAAGAACAGGTGGCAACTATCTGTTGAGTACTTGTGATAACAGCATTGAATACATAGGATATAAAGTTGAAAACAAGAAGTATGTTGATAACAAAGGTAGCAAGATAACATATGTTTCTGGAGCAAATTATGAAGTAGTAGGTGATTACAAATATACACAAGCCAAAAGAATATTTTGCAAAGCAGATGAAGACTTGGTATTACTTTCTGGCAAAGATTATCAACTGCCTGTTGACAAGGAAGGCAATCCTACAGGCAAGGGACCGGGGGCTTTTCCTGTAGTTGTTTTCGTGCCGGGTAAAAATGGTGGTGGAGTGTTGAAAATAAGTGACAGAATATATGCAAGTACCTCTCCGAATGCGCCAACTGTGTCTATATATAATTTGAGACCTTATATTAATACAAAGCCTAGATAAATCGTAGAAAGGTATGAATGGATCTTTTAGCTGCTCCTTTTCCCATAGTGAAAAATCCCCGTGGATTGCTAGCATCTGTATCAGGACTAGATGGAATCAAAGGGGATCTATTGCAGCTTATTTTGACGAACCCCGGAGACAGGGTAATGTTGCCTACTTATGGCACGCCGTTACGCAGGCTTTTGTTTGAACCAAACACAGAAATACTTTCTAACACAGTCAGACAGGCTATAACGGATTCTATTTCTACATGGGAACCAAGAATTGTTGTAAATTCAATAGAAGTTGAAAACAGTGCTGCAAATGCATCTTTGCCATCTGGTGATCCAAGACAAAATTTGGAAAACTTTCTCTCTATAAAAATAAAATTTAGCACATTCAATAATATTGATGTGGTAGAAAATCTTATATTACAAGTACCAATAGGTGAGGCATAATATGGCAGATAGTTGCCCTTTTGACATTCAACCATACAAACAGACGAACATACAAAACCGTCCGACTCCTGTTAATTTGAATTATACAAATCAAGATTTCTGGTCCATGAAAG